CGGTTTGGTCCCGGAGCTACTTTCTCAGACCGCGGGGGTAGAACTACCATCCCCCATAAAATGTACTCTGATCCCACCTTGACTCGTGACTGTGTCTGGTGGCTACCCCAATGGCTTAACACCCAGTGGGGAGGGGCCGTCGCAGTTCACGGAGAGCTTTCATTTGTCCCAGGGAATCGCTTCACAACGGTTCCGAAGACGTGTCTGACGGATCGAGCTATTGCAGTCGAGCCGTCAATTAACGTTTTCTTTCAACTCGCCCTCGGGCGAGTGTTACGCCAGCGTATTCGCAACACGACTGGATGGGACTTGAACTACGCGCAAGATATCCATAGGCGGCTCGCCCAGGAGTCTTCCCGTAGCCGAGAGTTTGCTACTCTCGATCTCTCAAATGCAAGCGATACTGTATGCAAGGTCCTTGTCAGACTCTTGCTACCGCCCAAATGGTTTGCCGCTCTTGACGACTTGCGCTCGCGCAAGACGTTTGTTGACGGCCGGTGGGTGCTACTGGAGAAGTTTTCCAGTATGGGTAACGGTTTCACTTTCGAGCTCGAAACGCTCATCTTCGCGGCCCTTGCTTGCGTCGCCTCACGGCGATGCGGTGCAGAAGGCCGTCTAGGTGAAGATGTTTACGTGTTCGGCGACGACATCATCGTCAAGGACGAGTGTCTCAGAGCCGTTACTTCAGTTCTTGAGTTTTGCGGTTTTCAGCTCAATTCAGAGAAGTCTTACTCTGGCGGCTCTCCTTTCCGGGAGAGTTGCGGTGGGGACTTTTTTGAAGGTCGCCCCGTGCGACCCCTTTTCTTGAAGAGCGACCCCGCAGAACCACAGGAACTCATCTCTTACGCTAACGGGCTTCGTGCCCTCTCCCTACGTGTCGGTGATGAGTCGACGCTAAGGAGGAGTTGGTTTGCCGTCCTAGATAACTTGCCGAGTATGATTCGGTCCTGCCGAGGCCCTGAGGCTTTGGGAGACTTAGTCATACACGACGAACCTGAACGGTGGACTACTCGTTGGCGTGGAGGTGTGAGGTACATCAAAGGCTACCGCCCGCATCGGATGAAGACTGTCCGGTTCGAGCGTTTTCCGCCTGAGGTAGTACTAGCTTGCGCCACCTATGGCACTGGTAATCGTCGCGGCGGTGTTGTTCCGCGTGATGGTGTCCTTTCACATAAGGTTGGTTGGGTCCCGTACTCGTGAGGGTGCGGGTAGGGCGTTAACTCGCCCTTTCAGTTAGTG